ATGGAGATTGTATTGCTCCACCCAAAATGTCGGATTGTCGCGTCTGCGCCAGCGTTGATCTTTGGCGATTGACACTGGGATCCATCCTCGGATCTCATAAACAGGCGATTTGCCCGTGACCAGCACAGCGATGTCTGAATTGCGATCAGTGTCCCCAATGATGAGCGCACCGGATTCGTACTTCGTCCATTTAACCTCGATTCGAGATCCGACATCAGCTTGTGTCTTGAATGTGTTAACAGTCGGCTTGAAATCCTTATTTCCAAAGTATCGAGCCACGACAATTTCAGCGCAGATCGATTCAGCCAATTGGCAGACATATTCATGAAATGAGAGATTCTTGTCGTACCTTGATGAATGATCTGGACGGCCATTGATCTCTCTGATTCGCAGCAATGCAATCTCGATCGATTCCATCATGTCATCAAATGACACTTTCATCTTCACTTGCACATCTCGCAGTACCACAGTTCAGGCGATCCCATCACAAAGTCATATCGACCGCCATCAAATCGCTTGAATGTCTCGCATCGATCGCACCACTCAATCTTTGGTGGATCGACTTGATCTTTGAGCACTGAACCATCTGCCTTGTAAATCGTGCGCTCGCCAGTTGCGATTTTGATCATCTCCATGTCGGCCATCAGTCTTGTGCCTTCCACTTGCCATCAGCTGCGAGTGTGTACCAAATTGGTGGACATTGATTGGCTTTAAGCTTCTCAGTGCAAAAGTGACCGCCCCAATCTTTTCCTGGCTTATCTTTGGCCTTTTCTCGCCATAGCATGTGGCCGTGTTTACATTGTGGAGCTTCACTTATGAGCTCACCGCCAAGCTGATTGACAATCTCAGCAATGCCTGTGGCAGCTGTAGCAAATCCATCCTCGGCAAAAGGCTTCGACCACGGATCATCCTCGATCTTGTCCACAAATGCCTTTGGCAGTGTTTCAACCTGCTCCATGTTTTGCTTTGTTGGTCTTGTCTCAGACCCAAGCAATAGCCCAGCACAACGTCCGATGGCACTTGTGACTGTATCTTCGACGAACCACCGTTTCATCGATGGATTGTAAGATTCAACGCGGCCGAAAGCGTAATCAATCGCGCTTGGCTTCTCATCCTCATATTCACGATATATCCGGCACTCGATCAGAATGTATCCAGCCTGTGCGTTGAAATCGACAATCGATGTCTCCACGCGATTTGTCGGAAATGTTGAATGCAGTCTTTTGATGCGAGCTGCGACATCCTCATATCCATCCAAGAATCCGGCCATTTATTTGACCGCCTTTGTCTTGCCCATTGCCATGCCGATTGATCGGCCATGATGGTATCCGACGGATTTGCCGTCCCTGTATCCCATCGAATAGAAAAGCGTCGATGCGGCTAGTTGGAAAAGTAATCCAAAGCCAATGATCTGCTCGATTGACATTTATTGCTCCCGATTCTGGGAACTACTCAGCTTCGCTCCCAGTCATAAGAATGAAGCAACCATGCGACATCGTCAAGAATCCTGCGTAATCTTCGGCGTGTCATCGCCTGATTTCGGCTTGTCTTTCAATCCATTTGATGCCAAGACTGATCCCAATGCCCCAGTCAAGAAGATCGTCAGCGTTGAAAGTAGCTCAATGAATGCTCGATCATTTGGAGCTTGATCACCCAATGGCTGTGTCACAAAGATCAACGCGTAAAGCATCCCAGCGACGGAAAATGCAAATGTCAGTGCTAGGCAGACGCCAATGAATACGATGAGCCGAGCTTTGAGCTGCTCATTTGTCAGTCTTCGATGAGGTGAAGCCACTTGGATCCTCTCCATATATGTCCTCAGTACAGACTCCGAGAGCTTTACATTGCGGCGGATTGCACTCAGGCTTTTCCCAGTTGTCGAATTCTTGGCACTCATATCGTGTCCATCCCTGATAACTACAAGCCGACAGCCCTAGCGAAAGCGATAACCCTAGAGCTGCCAGCCGTAGTCCCCGAGTCACTTCCCCAATAACCCGAAAGCTGTGTCCTTTGGATTGAGCCATCGCAGAATTACCGGAGCGACAGCGGCTGCGCCAGCCATCGCCAATGTCTTTGGATCTGTCTCGCCTGCCATGTAAAGCGCGAGAGCTGCAGCGAAAAATGAGCGAGCCCATGATGCTGCCATTGCTTTCATTTTTTCCATGTCTTCTTCTCCTTTGTTGGCTTTTCAGCCTTCTTTGGTGTTGGCATTTCTACCGCAGGGAATTCGCCTTTGTAGGGGACATATTTTGGACGGCCAAAGCCGACCACTTCTTTGCCGACTGTGCGCTGCTTGACCATGACCATGCCGCCATTGCGTTGATCGCCTGTGCCGGATGTGTTGCCTTCGATGGTCGTGATTGTCTTGCCATCGATGCCGACCACGATTCCAATGTGACTGATCCGATCCACGCCGTCATGTGGAAAATCCATGAATGCCAAATCACCGAGTCCAGGCATTTCGTGCCAGCGGCCGATCTCTTTAAATTTGTGAGCTCCGACAGCTGTGCTGACAACCGAGTGAACCTTGACGCCAGCTTGTGCCAGCACCCAATTGCAAAATGATCCGCACCATGGCAGACCATTGGCCTTTGTAAATTCACCAAATTTGGTGATGTTGTCCGGTGTCTCGACATAGCCGATCTCTTTCATTGCAATTTCAATTGCGTGCGGAGCTGATCCGATTGGATAGCTCATGGATTTACCTCGATTGCAATATGTGATGCATGGAAGCATTCCCATCGCTTTAATTCATTCAGTGTCAATTCATCATGACAGCAATCTGGCATCGGTGCAACAAATGCATCATCAATGGGATCGTATGTATAGCCGATACCTGCATAGTTAAATCGGATCGTGCCATTGTAACTTGTCTTGATCCAAGTGCCGCCGAAGTTATCGATGAGCCATTGATATCCTTCATCTCCTGCTGGATCGTTATTGTCTCCAACAAGTACACGGATAACTTTGTTATCAGAATTTAATTCTGCCCAATGACTCATTTTGCGTACCTCACAATTACAATTCCAGAACCGCCTGTGCCGCCTGTAGTGCTTCCACTGCTTCCAGAGTTCGCAGCGCCGCCTCCGCCGCCACCTGTGTTTACTGTGCCATTGACTCCAGCAACTGCTGAACTGCTACCGCCTGCTCCGCCGCCTCCAGTACCACCTGCGCCGTTAGTCGTTGAGTAAGAAGCACCACCGCCGCCACCTGCGTAGCGTCCGCCTGATCCTGTACTTGTTGCAGTTGCCCAATCAGAATAACCAGAAAGGCCGATACCACCTGCACCAGCCGTATTGCCGCTTCCGCTTGCACCAGCTGCGCCTGCACCGCCACCACCGCCAGATGAAGTTGGGCCGCTAGATGCATAAGTAGTACCTGCACCGCCGCTATTGCCTTGCCCTGCCGCCGTTGAAGTACCGCCTGAAAAATTATTATTTGCACCGCCGCCACCAGAACCACCGCTACCGACTGCACCGCCGTTAAAATTACCACCAAATCCACCGCCGACGGCTGTGACTAGAGTCTGAAATGTTGTGTCCACTCCGCTAGTTGCATTGGCTCCACCCGTCGCACCTGCGCCACCGCCGCCGATTGCGATACTGTAACCAATAGCTGTCAATGATTGCCCTGCATAAGTCTTTGCGCCACCTGCACCTGCGCCGCCGCCCTGCGCGGCCGTATTAAATCCACCGCCACCACCGCCGCCGCCTGCAACGATTAAAATATCGCAGGATAAAGTGACAAGTGGAGTGAAAGTCCCGTTGCCAGTAAATGTGTGGTACCAATAACCAGAGTCTGCAGTGATTGTGCCGCCTGTAGCTTTGGGCTCTCTTGCCGCCGAAGAGGCTAAAATTCCAAGAATTGGACTCATTATGAAAGATCGCCAATTATAGTAAATGAATTTGAGCCATTGCATAAAATTGAAGCGGCTGAAAATCTGGCTCTTAACTTTGGAGCATTGCCCAAAGTGCCAGATCCAGTCGAGCTAATTGTTACGCCTGCACCTTGAGCCAAAGTGACTTGGCCTGCACCAATTTGCTGAATGTTGATGATGTTACCTGTTGCAAATACTGATGGCGGCACAGTCAATGTGATCGCGCCTGCATTTGAAAGCGTCACCATTTTGCCAAGATCCGCGGCGACCAGCGTGTAGGTCGTGCCTGTCTGTGCATTAAAGCTGATCGTCGTGTCATCCTGCTCAATCCATGTGAAATCCATGTCTGTATTTGACGCTTTTGACAAGACTTGACCAGTCGTGCCGCCTTCAAGATCCATCATCGATGTGTCAATTGATTGGCCTAGTGTTCGGATCGCAGCCGCGCCATCTTTTACGAGGCTAGTGTCATCCGGTGTTGTCCAGCCAAAATTGGTTGTCGTTGCCATTTCTTCTCCTTATGCCACCACAGTGGCTTGATTCCATGTAAGTGTATTTGATAGGGAATTCCAAGTCTCGGCAACACTCACAGAATTCCATCGCGCCGCTTGCAAGCTGTAGGCCGTAGGTGAGACGGTTAGAGTGATTGCAAGTCCATTGTATGACGCGCTGAAAGTCCAGCCTTCGACAAAGCCTTGAAATCGGCCGTCTCCGATATTGGCAGGCAAGTCTGTGATGTCGATCGGCAAGCCCATGAATGCATTGAGCAACGCATCGCGATCGCTGTCATCGATCTCGGGATTGCCTAGCGGAAAAGTAATCGAGCGAAATTGCGCTTCGGGAAATGCTCGAATGTCCAAATAGAAATTGGCCTGTGATGTGGCATCTGCGCCATTTTCCAAAGTGGTCGAAATTGACTGGGCTTGGTAGCCAAAGAGCGCGATTGATGAATCATCCTGAGCTGAGACTGTCTGGCTGTTCTTATATGTAATCGTGACAGCATTTCGGATGTCGCCTGATTTCAGTGATGTCTTGATGCCAGCCGCCAGTGCTGTATTGCCTGAGACGCTTGTGTATCCATAAGTCGCGAGATAAGTATTGCGATGTGTACTGTCAGCGTAGAAAATTCGGCCTTGGCTATCCTCGCCAATGTAGCCCAGACCAGAATTGGCCAAAGCTGCAACCAGCGAATACACATCAGTGACATCTGATGCGCGTGCTGTCAGTTCATAATCCCCTGGGCGATCAATTTCGCCAAGCCCTGAATTTTCAGCGTCAGCCCATGTTGTCGTCGGATTGTAGCCAGCCCATGTCTCAGCCGCTGGCACTTCATTCCATGTGTTAAATAGCAAGGCGCTGAGGATTGTGTAAATCTGATCGCCGTCAAAGTCTTTTGCGAGTACGCCTTCGGTCAAAGACTTTGGCAGCTTTGACAGAGCACCGAGAGCGATGATTCTCATATTCTGCACAAGGCCGCCAGTGCCGGATGATTTGACCTCAAGATCAAGATCGGTGACATAGCCGCCAAATAGATTGACATACGCGCCTGTGGAATCTTTGACTCTGATGGTGACTTGATCATTGATATTCATGGTGACAGGCGTATCATCAAAATTGAGAATCGTGAAGCTGGCATATCCTGCCGTGGCTTGGCTGTAAATATCAGTTCGACCAGATGTGATTGCTACATCGGCAAGTGTGACGCTGGCGTAATCATTTGCGCCATTGACTGTGAGTGACCATTCGGGTGTCCAGATTGTCATGACTGGAAATTCAGAGCTCCGAGAGTGCCACGACTAAATGATCGATTGAGCACATCGACAATTGTGCGAGCTGTACCTTCGGCATCAATCGCGCCATTGACTGTGAGATTGATTGTGTTACCACCACCGCCTGATCCACCATTTGGCACGATTGTGCCTGCAGTATTTGGCACGAATAGCTCTGGGCCACGCTCACCGACCACATAACTTGTGCCGGATTTGACTGGGCCGCCTGCAGCTCGACCACCGCCAAAGACTGTGTCAAAGACGCCACCAATGGCTTGTGTGACTGGATTGTTCTTGATGAAATTGACGATCGATTTGATGGCATTGAATGCGCTATTGACCACACTGACAAGCTGAGCAAATAAACCGATCACAAAACTGATTGCACTGCCTAGCACATCGAATGCGCTGCCAAGAATTTTGCCAATAACTGGCGCATATACATCGCGCACAAATGTGGCAATGACCCTAAACAAAGCGAGTAATGGCTTGAACTTTTCCTCATTCTCAGCAATTTTGCTTGTAACCTTCTCAAATGCAGATCGCAGACCATTGATGATCGGAGTCAATACGCTGCCGACTGCTGGGATCACAAATTCTGTAATGAATTGCCAAATGGCTGTAAATGTAGGGATCACATAATCGCGGATGTATCCGGTCAATGTCTGAAAAATTGGAGTAAGTTTTGGCCCTAACTCTTCGGATAATTTCTGAATTGCTGGGATGACTGAATTGACAAAGCCGCTGACCATCGGTGTGATGGCATCCAGTACAAATGCGCCGACTGTCTCTTTGCCTTCATTGAATGCAACCTTGAGCCGATCCATCTTGCCAGCAAATGTGTCTGCCTTTTCTGCAGCTTGTCCACCAAATGTCTCAGCAAGCTTGGTTGTGATCTCTTCCATTGACATGGTCTTGAGCTCGGCGGCTGATAACCCGATCCCTAATTTTGCCAGTGATGAAGCATTGCCTTCTTGGGCTTTGGCCATTGCATTTGTTACAGCTTCAAGTGACTTACCGGATCCAGCTGCGACATCGATGGCGAGTGACTGCAATTTGAGAGCTGCGTCAGAATCATTTGTGGCTCGCACAAGTCGCTCAAAGCTCGGTCTCAATTCATCATCAGTCAGACCAGTCAGCAATGATGTCTTGGTGATCTGTGATTCAACCGCTGCAATTTGCTTGGCTGTGGCTCCAGTTACATTCTCCAGAGTGGTGGCGAGCTTGGCCTGTGCAGCTTCATCCTCGATCGCTGACTTAACGCCATCGATGAGCAATTTGCCAGCATAGGCAGCGGCAGCGACGCCAGCTGCAGCAAATGCCGCGCCAGCCATCTTGCCGAATTTGGCGACCTTACCGCCAAAGCCTTCGACTTCATTTGATGCGCCATTGACGCCTTTGCGTAAGCCATCCAGATCGGCGTCAAATGTGATCTTGACCTTTGGAATCGCCATCAGTCCATCCCTGCCTTCTTGACTACATCCTGCACCATCTGTGCATATTCTCTTGCAATTATGGGCAAATAATAATCCATCGCAGGATTGATCCAATATCCGCTTTTGTTATAGGGAGCCTTGAATCTGTCAGAGTAGGCACGGCCTGCTCGATCGACGCCGCGATGTGATCCATATTCAGATCCCCAAAGCAATGCGCCTGCAGGTGCTTGACCTTGCTTGACGACCTTGCCGCCTTTGCGCTTTTCGCCGCCGTACTTTCGACCGACCTTCTTTGGGCCACCAACATCCACGCGGATCAATCGATCGCGCTTAGCAATCAATGACTCAGCGACTTTGGCTGCCTGTGGCGTCCGAGACGCTTGTGCGAACATAAGCAATTGTCCGGCAAATCTTTGAGACAGTGGCAGTGCTCGATCGCGTACTTCTTGCTGTGATTCAGCTGGCAATGATCCAAGCAAGCGCAGCAAATTCTTGAATTCGACAGGCTCGACATCGATGGCAAGTGTGCCTTTGCCTGCCTTAGCTGCCATGCCTTTTCTCCAGAATCTCGATCGCTGTCATGATCTGCTCCGCTGTCTGCCATTCGCTCATCGGGATTTGAGTGGCTAGTGCCAGCTCAACGATCGTGCGATTTAAGCTTCCAGCGGCGTAACTTTTGGGCTTTCGACTTCACCTGTCTGAATGTCCGAGACTGTCTCGATCCATGCTTCATAAGGCTTGACAGGCTTGCCAGCTGCTTCACGCTTCATGGCGTGATATGCCAAGAAAAGTAGATCAGAGATCCCGATCTTGTCTGCAGCTTGTGTGATGGTGTGACCTGTCTTGTTTTCCCATTTGCACCACTCAGGTGGAGCTGCCACATAGGTGGCAGTCTCCCCTGACATGTATTCGATTGTGATATTTGTTTTCATGCTCCCGATCTCCTTCTTAGCTAAATGTCTCGGTAGGTGTACCTACCACTGTGAATGATAGTGAGACAGTCTGTGCATCCGGTGCTGAACCGCCGACGGATGGGAATACTGGCAACACATTGCATGTGAATACCGCGCCAGTGACAGCTGTCAGTGAGACTGCCAAAGTGGTATTTGGATTTGATTCGCATGCTGTCCAGAGTGATTCGCACAGTGATCCTGATGCGCCCCAGTCTGCGAGCATTTCGACTTCAAGTGTCCATTGATCATCAATGGCCTTGTATGCACGGCCATCAAGTGTCTGATATGTCTCGATGGTGTGCTCATTTGAGAGTGTTACTGATGAAGCTTGTGCATCATAGTTGA